GACATAAAAAATGGAAAAACTTAGACTTGAGTTGTATGAAACAAATGCAAGTAGGCAGTGACATTACTCCTAACGGTTTAATGGAAGATTTACGTGCAAAAGGAGCTCAACAAGTTAACACAGCTTATGGAAGCACAGAAGTACCTCCAATTATTATGAGTACAGAGTGCCAAGATGTTTACAAATTCAGTGATATCAATCCCAACATTGATTTTAAATTTGTTGAACATGATAACGGTAGTACTGAATTTTATTGCAAATACAAAGACCAAACTGAATGGTGGGACAGCGGCGATCTAGTTGAGTTCAATAGTGCAGATGAATTTGCACTAAGTGGTCGCAGATATAATGCGTTTAAAATGGAAAACTGTGGAGACAGAGTTTATCCAGAACAGATTGAAAAAGTTGCTATCGAAAATGGAGCAAGTTTAGCATTGTGTAGAAAAGTGCATCATGAATGTGTTGTTTACTATACAGGAGATCTAGACGTAAAAAACTTTACAAAACAGCATCAATGTGCATATGAAATTGTACCAAAAAAAGTTGATACTATTAAAGTAGATGATAACTTGCGTAAAATTGATAGGAATCAAGTGTTTGTATAGATTTGAAGCGTACGACGGATCACAAGACCTAACACAATGGTTTGAAGATGCCGAAAAGCACGGATACTATAATAACAGTAGTAAAGAAATGCTTATTGATTATATTGCAAAATACGAAGATGCAACACTATTTTTACTTTACTATAATGACAAAATTGTAGGAAATAGTGTTGTACATAGTTTAAAAGGCTTAGGTATTTTAGGTAAGGATGCATACCGCATTGGTGCTAGAACTTGTTTGGTAAGAGATCATATCGACGGTAATAGAGTTTATGCTCCTAGATCATGGGGTCCTATCAATCATCATACATTACAAATGTTGTTTCCTGTGTGCATAGAACACGTAGGCAGAGATAAACCCGTTTATATTAGTACACATGAAGGTGGCGTAGGTAGTCAAGATCGTGTTCATAGAGTATGGACCAAACGTTTTACAAATCAATTAGGAATAACCAAAGATCCTATTGAACTAGAGTACAAAGGTACTTTTCAAACATTTTATCGTATTGACGTTGATCGTCTTTATGAATTACTAAAAGATGCAAGATGGCCTGAAGCAGAAGAAGCCATCCCTCTTTTTAGTTAAACATATTTTTTGCAAAGTTCAAAAAAATCTGACATTTCAGGAAACGCTGCGGTAAAATCATTTCCGCGGCGTTTGTCTTGTTCTGTAAAGAAATTGTGAAAATCTCTGCGTCCTTGTATAACTTTTTCTAGCGGATATTCTGTTGTATCCATATAATCAACAACCCGTCTAAACTTTTCATACTCAATAGTGCTAAACGCATCTTTGCGATTGTCATCTACATTTTCTTTTATAAACTGCAAATGGTCACGCATATAAGTTATATAGTTATTTGGCAATATGTTAATATCATATTGCAGAGGCTCTTTCAAATGCGGAGTATCAAATCCTAATCGCTGCCATCTGTGTGTTTCAACGTCATTATACTTACCACGCCATTCTAATATTTTTTCTAACAGTGTGCGGAATGTTGTAACACTAAAAATATTAAACGTAATCATCAACACCATAGGTGCTTCACAGTTGCGCATAAAATAATCCAAGTTGCGTTCAAACACTTCGATGTCTAATCCGTCACGTATGTATTCAGCACGTTTGCCCCAAGTATCAATACTTGTAAACATTTTAAAGCGTCTAATCTTGTTGTTTGTTAGCAAGTCATTTACACGATTTGTAAACTTTTCCAACTGCTTTGGTTTACCGCCTAAGTTGCTGTTGCAGTTAAGCTCTAGTTCTGGCTTTGGATCTGCATCTAGCATATCAAATAGTTTGTATGTGCTTTGTTGTATTGTTGGCTCGCCGCCTGTAATACGCAATATGTGTAGCTCTTTACTAAGCTCAGGCCACCAGCGCCAAAATGCATCTAAATAAGGATTGTTTTCTTCTTCAAATATTTGAAACCAATCGATATCACATCTATGATTTTTTACATTTGTGTATGGGCCGTGCTGTTTAATTTCTTGATAATATCTACTACTTGCTTTTGGATGACAATAACCACAACGGAAGTTACACTCGTTACCGAAAGATACTTCTAGATATTCTGGGTTTACATCAAACTCTGCGCCGCCTTCTTTTACAGCGTTTAGTCTATGTTTGAAGAAAATAGTTTGATTACGTTGCTTTCTATCACTAACATAGTCTTTGCCAAGTGCTTCAATTTTCCAACAATAGTTACACCCAGCAGGTTGTTCACCACGCATCATAGCAGCACGTTCTTGTTTCTTTTGTGCTGTATTATGTATAGCACTTGGATTTTCTAACAAGGGTGCTGTGTCAATCTTATGGGGAGCAGGGTGGTAACAACTGTGTGTTTCACCTGTTTGAAAATATATGTTTGCGTGATACCATTTGGCAAAACAAAATGTAGGAGATATTTCCTGCGTAATTTTATCAATACGCTTGATTTCTTCGCTTTCGCTACGCTCCATTAATTTTCTCTATCTAAAAATTTTGTACTGTTGTCTCTAACAGGATTTTGATATACACTTTTAAAGAACGCACTTTGTTGTGCATTTAAACATTCTTCTGCAATTGGAATATCTAATTCATGAATCAATTTAGCGCCAAGATCTTCTGTTTGTTCTTCCATATCGGAAATGTCTTTGCTATCCCAGTAATCGTTCAAATATTCAAAATCACGTACATTTATATAATCCCAGTCAGTACACATTGTTTTATACAAACCTTCTCTAGCACCGTGTATTGCCCAACGTCCGTTTTCGACATCGGCGCCTACCATTAGCCAAATATAAAGGCGATGTAAATTTTTCCAGTGGTTGCGTTTAAATCCTTCATAGTCAGGGCGTACACCTTGATCTAGTGCCATTTTAACACCTTCACGAAAACCTGCTCGCCATGCTTGTTGTGGTGTAGCATTGTTGTAAATAGTACTAAATGTGCCGTTCATTTGAATGTATTGTGTATCCCAACAAAAGTCTACCTGTGCGTGTGGATTGTCATCTGGTGCATTTTCGTGTGTGCGCATGTTTAAGACGTGTTGTTTAGGCCAACACTTTAAACCGCCGTTACCGTAACTTAATCCGTTAATGATATTTTTTGCAGTCCAGCTTATAACTTTATTAGTTAAATCTGTATTTTCATCAAAATCAATTACTTGATTTAAAAAGTCATCATTAATAATATTATCTGCATCAACGGTAATAAATCTGTCTGTTGTTGATTTTTCAGCGGCTGCTTTGTGCGCACTATCACTGCCTTTAACTCCACTGACATGTTCTGCCCAAGGACATTTGCTAACTAAATCAGCATAATTTTTTTCTGCATTAGGTTCATCATATGACAAGTATATAATGTCATAATCTACAACTCTAAAAGTATTAGTCATTTATTTCCTCATAATAATAAGAATCAAATCTACGTGTAGTATACACAGAAACAGGCGTTCCGTCAAACTCAAAGTCATCGTTAAACGGTATATAATTGCCATTTGTAAATCTTAACAATCTATAAAGTACATTAGGGTCGTGTTTCTTTGTTACACTAAAATAGTAATTACTAAGATTTACGTTAATGCCTTCTTGGGCTAAATCTAATTCAAAAACATCATCTAACATTAAACGCCAACACTTTTTTTTGTTGTCTTTGGTAATAATTATTTGTTTTTGATCAGGCACTTTTGTGGGAATTTCATACAAAAAACTCCACATCAATTTATCTTCGTCAATTTGTTTTTGATTTTTTATCGAATACTTTTTTTCTACAAAATCAAATTCAACCTTGTGTTCTAACAAACTTAATTTACCAGTGATAAAATCTTCTACTTCAGAAATATCAACTTCTAAATGCTTAAACCTATCGTCAGGTTTATTTGAAATTTTGTAAATTGTTCCGTCGTTTTCAAAACAAACATAACGAGTAATTTTCATTTTATATTCCTAACACCTTTTCATATTTTTTCATAATATCTAAATTTATAAAATCTTTTTCAGTGTAATGTAAAATTCCATTTTGCTGATAATTTCCAATCTTAACTTTCAATTGTTCGTCAATGTATACACCAACTCTGTCTTGCCATCTGTATTGAAAATTTTCATTCCAATTTTGTGCTTTAGATTTCATATGAACAAAACTTGGATATGTAGTTTTATTGTTTGTAATAAGATTTTCATTATCCATAATTACGCTTGCTATTGCAGCAGTCAAATCCATACTCGGTCCTGGCAAATGTTTTAATTTGTTATCAATTTGTTTATAAAATTGTTGCCAGTTATTTGTAATTAATTCTAACCAATTATTAAATTCATGAGCCGTATCACTCTTTTTAAAGTAATGAAACCCATTGTACAAATCTGGTAAATTATTCCTATAAAAATGTTTTCTATAATAACTATCTTTTTTGACTTGTTCACCTCTATATGTAAAAACAGTACTGGTGTAAAATAAATCATAATTTTTAAGAAAATCAAACCAAACAGATAAATCATCTAATATTAGCATATCAGTGTCAATTACAGCAGTTTCTGTATATGGAGTAGCGTGATAAATTTTCCAACGGTTGCTAACCTTCCATTGTTCATCTGATGCGTGATCGCCCCACGGTATTTCTACAATATGATCAAATAAAGGTTTATACTTAGTTGGTACTGGATCGTTAGTAACAAGACAAATACTGCTATTTTCGTTAGTTACCTTAATACTCATTGCAGCCAAACAGGCTTGTCTAATATAATCAAAATCACTGTTTTGAGCAAGTATTGTAAAATTATTTGTTGTCAATTATTCGCTCCAGACTAAATTTATTCATTACGTGTAAATTAGTACCTTTGGTTTTTACAGCAGTATATTCTCCTAAACGATTTGTTTTTTGTACAAGTATTTTAATTTCATCGTCTATAATATCTATCAAAACGTCTTTATCAATGGCATAAAATTTTGTTCCAGGTAATTTTCCAGCAAAATTGCCTTGTTTATAACCATTCATAATATGAATTGCAATACTAAATGCAAAATCATTTCTAAATACTGTTGTACGGAATTGATACATACTTCTATAATGCATATAGTTTTCTTCTATATGTTGCAACAAATCAAAGAATATTTTAGTTTGTTTTGTTTTTCTAAAAAAGAAAACAGTAGCCCAATAAAACTCTACACTAGTATCACTTATGCGCATAAATTCTGATGTTCCTGTGTATGTGCCTATATGAACTGCATCTTTGTACAGCAAAAGATCTTTTTGCTGTACAAAACAATTGTTAAGTATATCATTACAAATTATATAATCAGTATCCATTACAATAGTTTCATCATACGGAGATAGATTGTAAGAATTTACACGACTTTTATTATAAAATTTTCCAGTGACATTATATAAGTCACCGTCATGATATCGCTTGTTAGTGTTATTATAACTATTCAAATCATTTATTACCAAATCAAAAGTTTCTAAATATTCAGGATATTTAGATTCTATATCAATATTAGTAACTACACTAGTTGGTAAATTTAAATACTTTTTTATACGCTTTGCTAGATAATGTGCTTGTTTTACATAATTTAATGTGCCATTATTGTTTGCAAAAAGCAAAACACCTTTGGTCATAGTTCAACAATACTTTCTACTGTTCTATTTTTCTTCAATTTAGAATATTCGTTTAGGTATTTGTTAGAGCATTCAAAATAAGTAGTGTAAACTTCATTTGCAAATTCTTTTAAATTATCTACCATAATTGGTAAATCATTGTCATCGATTAGAATTGTGCTATCTTGTTCCAAATTTACCAAACTTTGACAAAAACTGATAAGTTCTTGAGTAACTGTAAATTGACCGCCGTTATAATAATAAACAAGATTTTCTTTGTACTGTTCTTTTAACAATCTCTTTTGATTGTTAAGTGTAATCATGTAGTTACTATGATCTAATGCTTTTTGAAGACGCTCGTCCATATATACCTCCTAAGTACGTAGTAGTATATATTAAAAAAAGCAGTTTGTCAATTATAAGTTTGAATTAAGTGTTCCGGTTGGCACTGGCAAAACTATTCCATTATAAGTTACACCGTCGTATACAAATGTGCTATTTGGTGTTTTTGTATACACTGTGCTTGTGATAGTTGCAGTAACATTTTCGTCAGTTTTTGGACCAATAAATCCATCTGCTGCCTGACCGCCAGTACCAGTATCGCCGTCATCAAATTCAATTTTAAATTGCAAGGCTGTCGCACTAGCAAATGCATTATTTGTACGTGCATATATTCTAAAAAAGTTATCATCATAAATTTGTGCAACAGGAATAACACCTGGATTACCGCCTGACCTGCCGCCACCTTGCTTCTCAAAAACTTTTGTCCAACTTGTACCACTGCCTATTGTTGCTGCGTCATATCCAGTTCCGCTTCCTGGACTGATTGCTTCACATACCCAAGCAGTTTGATTGCGTCTTCTAAATCTTACTGTTCCGCTATCGCTTAAAACTTGTGCCCAATCCCAATCTTTACTGTAAAGTGTACCAGTTGTTCCACCTGTTGCGCTAGATTGGAATAATATTTCTCCACCTGCTGCTAAGAAATAAATCAAAGCATTATGACTCCCAAAATCTACAGTAACTTCGTGAGTAATTGGATTAGTAGATCCGGATCCACCCCAAGCAGCAGTTCTAGTGCTGGAGGTGCTTGCACCACCAGAAGTTTCTAAAGGTTCTAATCCTGTAAAGCTAGAACTAGGAAATTCTGTTGTATCGTGATTGAATGCTAGTACATCATCTGCTATTGTGTCTAAGTCAAGTTTGTGTTGCCAAGCAATAGGATCTCTATTTGCAAAATCAGCAAGATTAGGATAGGTAGTTTTACCTTCAAATTCAGTTGGTGAAATTTCGGCACTGATTGCACCATAACAATGATTATATCCAGCTTGTAAATCTAGCCATAAATTGAAATGTTGATCTTCTGTAACAATATCACTTACACCAGGTGTGCTTCCACCAACAACTATGCCACTAGTAAATCCACGTCCATAGCCGCCACTTGTAGTCAAAGGTGTTGTTAGCGATCCATACTGATTGTATACGCTCACGTTACCAAGTCTACCTGCAATTAGTTCTCTAATTGCATTATAATGTGACGCTAATATTGGTGTGTTTACTGCCATTAAAAATCCTTTAGCTTATGTTAGCACTTTTTTGTATATTTGTCAATTATAAATCACTTGTTTTTGTATAACTTGGAGCAGGAGTATCAACATAAGAACCATCTGCACGTAGATGCGATATAGCACTTGTAAGAAGACCTGCTACATATTCATCAGCGCCACCGTTTCCAACATCTTGATCCCAGAATACAACGTTAAAAGTAATAGTAGTTGGATTTTTTTCTCTAGCTTCGATATACCATTGATTTTCTGAGTATGTACCGCTAGGGTCGCCTTCTTTTAGATAGATAGTTTGATATGCAGATGTAAGATCTTCATTACCTATACTGTAAGCTATTCCGCTTCCAGGATTATTATTTGTAGTTTCATTTCGTTTGAATTGAATTTGTCCTGAATTACTAAGCATAGTTTGCCAGTCTTGGTTTTTGGCTAAATTTGTATCTGCTGGAATATCAGAAATATCTAAACTTGCGTCAAATCTAATTTGTCCGCCTGCATTAAAAAAACATCTTCTTGCATTTGCGCTTGTAAAACTTACATCCACTGTATGATTAATTTGCTGTGGCATAGAAGTTCCACCCCACGGAGTAGATAATCCACTTTTTTGACTATTTACTCCGGAAGACTCGGTAGCTGCCTCAGAGACTGCTATTAAAAATCTATCAGTTTCTAAATCAACTATCAGTGTTTCATAGGCTGCGTACAAATCTTCAGTAATTTCATCATCGGTGGTGACTGTTTCAATAGTTGTAGGCAATGTGCCGTTGATATGCACGTATACTTTTTCAAAATCATTATACACGTCATTCATATGATTTGCTAATATTACGGTAGCTACCGGTTGACTAGTTGACGAAACAGTTTGATTGTAACCTTTATCACCTGATCCAGGTCCTAACAGTGCTGCTATTCTTCCTTGTAATTCATTGTATCTTGCTGCTGAAATTATTTCTGCCATTATTGTCTCCTAATGTACTTATACTTTCAGCACACACTCTACTAATTTTTCACCTTCATCTGTATTTGTTTCTAACGCAACACCTACTAATGCTCTAGTTGCAGTTGTTGTACAAACTCCGTTATCCCAAGCATATACTGGTTCGCCTTTTGAAACAACTCCTGTGCAACGAACTGGTACTCTACCTTTAAGTGCAATAGCCTGTCCATCAGCATCTGCATTCATTAAATATGCAGGTTTACCACTAACAACACCAAATGCTAAATCACTTGATTTACAAGCTCTAGCTTCGGCACTAATATCTTGTTCTGCACTATATCTAGGCTTTGCAACAGCAACCGCTGTTCCTACAGGATATTCTTCTTCAGTTGTATATTTTTCTGCTAAATCAGCATATTGTGCTTTAATTGCAGTACCATTGAAAAATCTTGCTGTTAAATCTCCACTTCCATCTCTAACTGCTACAGTATTAGCACCTGCGGCTGTGCTTGCACTACGTCCTGTACCGCCTACATCTACTGTCGTTGCTTTATCTGCTGTACCTCTAAACGTAGTGGCATAGATTTCTGCAAAGGTTGAACCTGTTGCACCAATATTATAAACTGCATCAGCTTCAGGATACAACCCTTTTATTTCTCCCGCAACGTTTCGTATACTAACAATAGCTGTTGGAGTTTCGCCTGCTTGTGATGCTCCAAAAATAATTTTAGGTCCTTTATTATTAAAAAGAGCGTTATTATTAGATCCTTCGATAGATATTCTTAAATTATCAGCAGGTGAATCACCTACTGTAAAACCTGCATCACCAAAACTTATAGTATCAGTATTTTTTAGGAAATCAGTATATAATGTGCCACCTAATCTTAGAGCATCATTTGCAGTTCCCCAAAAAATTGGCTCATTAGTTGCACCGCTGATATATTCATCTAAATTATTTTTTGTTAAACCTGTTGCACTATTTACAAGTGTCATACCTCTTTTAATTAAACTAAAACCAGTTAAAGCTGGAACACCGTCTGGTTGATCAGTTTTGAGAGTAAATTCTTCATTTGAAATTGTATAAACTGCTACGTCATTAATTAGTGCAACAATTATTGTTTTTTCATTATCGGCATTATCTAAAACATTAACACTAAGCATTTGAGTAGTACCGCTGCCTGCTGCTTGCGGACCTACGAGGATAAATTCGCCTGCACCAGTTTTGCCGTACAACTGATTACTTGTACTACTCCACCATAAATCGCCTTCGTCTAAACCAGCTGGTTCAATTGCACTAACTTCTGTGCCGCCTGCTGTTTTCCAAGCACTGCCTGTGTAAAATTTTAGTTTGGTTGTGCTTGCATCGTACCATACTTGCCCGTCTAGTGCTTTAACTGGAGCACTAGTTCCTGAAAAGTTTTCTAACAAATGTAGATAGTTTTCATTTTGTACTTCACCATAACCACTATAGTTTCTACCAACAAACTTTATGTCTGTTGTTTGATCAATTGTTCCGTCTTCAACTACTGTAAGTTGAGTACCGTTAAATCTGTTTACAATATATGCCATTATTGTTATTCCTCGTGCTTATGTTATTTATCGTTATAGTGCTGATGCTGCAATTGTACCTGTGTTTGGATCCCAAAGTCCTGCATTTATTTCTACAGTAATAATCAGACGTGTCACTGTTAAATTAACAGTAGCAGTTGGATCATTGATTGTGATATCTCTAAGTACGTTTACGTTTTGTACACCGTTGCTATCAACAGCTTCTAATGTTTTGTTTATTTCACTATTTACGTCAATTGGATCAGTAGTTGCTTCGTAATTTACTGCGTGGATTTTTGCTACTGTTCCATTTCTGCTAGAATTTGCAGGGCTGATTTCTTGTAGCAAATCGGTAACTGCAACAATAAGTTGATCGTCACAAGTTCCGTCTCCATAGGTTCCTACTGCATAATCAACACCTAAACCTGTAACATCAATACCTGTAATAATTGTCTGACTATTTAATGAAACATCCACATAGTTTTTGTTTGCAACGTCAGTTGCATCTACTGGTGTAGCAACCTGTTTTATCACTTGGTTATTAAAAGTAATATCACCAGTTGATGTAATATTCAATGCCGTACTACAATAAATTGTATTTTCTGATATTGTTATTTTATGTGTTTGAGAACTACTACCAACAGCTAAACTTTCCAATTGGCCAACAGTAGTAAGTTTACTTGTTATAACTGTATCGCCTAGCGCTCTTTTAGATAAAACTGTTAAGCTATCAATCGAGTAGGCATCTGTTGCTACTTCTAAATTGATACCGTGCGAACTAGTCCAATCTTCTGTTGCAGATCTCCAAGTCCATCGTATATCATCGCCGTCGTCAACTCTAACAACCAGTCCAGAATCATCAGCTTGCGTATATTTGATATGTGTACTATCGTCTCCTCTGCCTAATTCAATTTGCTTGTCTTCAACTCTTAGTGTTTGTACTTCTAATGCAACTGTATCACCTTCTACAATTAAATCACCTGTAATTCGCATATCACCAGCAACATCAAATGTATATTCAGGCAATCCGGTTTTGAATACACCTATACGTTTCATACTGGCATCAAAATATAATGCATCAAATTCATTATTTGGTCCAGCAGTTTCTGTTAAAGCAATTTTTAGATCATAGTCAGGTTTAACGTTTGTAATTACCGTGTTTGTTCCTTGTACCTTAATTCGTAAATTGTCGTTATCACCTATTATAATACCGTCGTTAGTTGCAAATCTAGTTTCTGCTTTTACAGTACCGCCAAAGTCAGTGCTTAAAAAACTGGTATAATCATATAATTGCCCACCTAGTCCAATTAAATTTTCTGCTGAGTCGGCTTTACCGTGGAATGCATAATCAGGATACGCTGTGCTTACATTAAATCCAACATCAATTGTGGTAAAACCGGAGATAGCCGGAAATGGAGTAAACTGTGCTTTTGATTCAATACCTACTATACTACCATTTAAATAACGTTTTGTGATAACTTTGTTTTGACCTAATGTATCTCTAATTGTTTCTACTACATCGCCGGTACGTAATTGATTTTTTGTATAATTTGGTCCTACAAGAATTGTTTCAGTGCCGTTCCAAAAAAACATTTGATCTTTTGAACCATCAATCCATATGTCGCCTTCGATAAGTTCATTTGGTTGCGAACTTGAATATATTGTACTGTCTGTGCTTCTAAACGTTATACCGTCGTAAATTTTTAATCTACCTTCGGCAGTATCATACCAAAGTTGTCCTGTTATAGGCTTACTAGGTGCAGTTGTGTTAGAAAAGTTTTCCAACATTTTAATAAAGTTTTCGTTAATACTTTCACCAAAACCTTGATAGTTTTTTCCTATCAGTGCAATATCAGCGGATGTAGTATCTAATCTTCCGTCTATTAGTTCTACTAATAAAGATCCATCTGTTTTATTAAGTTTATAGGACATTACGATACTCCGTGATAAATGATAAAGTTAAGTGCCAAATATGGGTTTAAAATATTCAATGGAGAATTTGTTACATCAATCATACCGCCGCTGTTTAATAAACGTGTACCAGTTCCGGCAGTATCTCCATTTCCGCTTACGCTTCCAGTTCCTGTGTAAGTGCCAGTTGATGTTGCATAATATTGATTGTCATCTCCATCTTGTAAATCGTGTGTGTGATCAGGCAAGTTTTCTTGAGTGATTGTGACTTCTTCTTCGCCGCCTCTACTGCCTAATTCTAAACTATCATTTGTAATTGCATTACTTCCTAATGTGGCTAGACCTCTACTTGACACATCGGTTGCCATTGTAGGAAATACACCACGTAAATCAGGAATAGTAAATTCGTTTACAGGATCTGTTACAGTACCATAAAAATGAGTTTCAGGATCAGCCGGGACCCACCCTATTTTATTTGCTAATTCAATGTACGTATTCCTATCTTGCGGAAGGCCGTCGCAAATAAACCACCCCTCTGGTGCTGTTGTTCCTCCAAACATAGTAATTGTTCCTATAGGAAGGACTTCCAATGCACCTATTAGTTGATTAGGAGTAGCACTTACAAGGACTCCTCCTTGATTTACTAATAATGTGTCTGTAACTTTATTAATAGAACTTGCAGCAGTTTGATCTGAAATTATTGAAGGCGAAGCTAGTGTAGCAAAAGTTTTTACATTGCCGCCTGTTTGGCCATCAAACGTAAAACTGCCTGCGGTAATGTGGCCTGTCATTCCAAACGTTGTTGTACTGTTTAATTTTCCTGTGCTACCAGCTGTACCGCTAACGTTACCAGTAACGTTGCCTGTTAAATTACCTGTAATTCGATTTGCATAAAGTGTATCAAATGGCAATACACTTGAACCAATATTTCTTACATTGGCTTGATCTGGTAAAATGTTTTGAACTGTTGAATTTCCTTCAACTAAAAAGTTGCCTCCGATATTTAAGTTTTTAGCAACACCTAGGCCGCCTGCTGTTGTTATAGCACCTGTAGTAGGATCATTACTTTGTGTTGTTCCGGCAACATTTATATTGCTATCAGTTTTTATATTTCCAACAACGTCTAAACTTTCAGTTGGATTTAAATTATTAATACCAATATTAGTATTACTTTTTACTCTGATTGGAATAGTAAATGTGCCATTATTATTAACACGTAAATCAATAGGTGCACCGGGTATAGTATTTTCTATAATACCATTATTACCTTCTACTAGTAAACTCAATGTTTTTGCATTACCAATTTCAATACCTTGATTGGCTTTTATTTGTAATTTTTCTGTAACTTGATTTACAACGTTGTTTCTCATTACCGTTGTTGTAGGAACAGAGGCTCCACCGATTAATAAATTTTCAGCAAGAGTAGCTGTGCCATTAAATTTAGCATCCAACGATTTGTTAAAGTTTACTCCAACTTTCAATGGCACACTGCTGCTATATCCAGCAAAAGGTGTCTTAGGTGAAAATTCAACCCTCGTATAAATTGTTACTGGTATATTTTCGATATAGTTAATTACAACAGTTCTTATATTTCCAGCTGTATCAGGAATTTCTTCTACAAGAGCTCCACTTTTGTTACCATCTATATAGTTTGGACCAACCAGTAACCATCCGCTTCCTGTATATAGATACAGTTGACTTGTACTAGTATTGACCCAAAGATCGCCTTTTACACTGTTTGAAATATCTGGTTCAAAGCTACCTTTTTTCAAGCCGCCTGCTGCAACCCAATTTGTGCCATCATAAATTTTTAATTGATCTACTTCAGTTGTTGTATCATACCATAGTTGCCCTTCAACTGGATTTGCAGGAGGACTTGCATTTGCAAAGTTTTCTAACAAATGTAAAAAATTTGTATTTACAGCTAAACCATAGTCTGTCGATAAGCGACCCGGTAATGTCATACTTGTTTCAGTATTTGGGGCTCCATCTTCTACTACTATCTCGCCTTTGTTTGCTTGGTCTGTGAACGGAACTTGATATGCCATTAGCTGTTACCCCCACTCAAACTTTGTACTCTTACAGTATAATCAATTTGAATAAGTCTGTTTAATGATTTTTGTACAGGATGGAAAATTACATGTGTAAGCAATCTACCATTGCCGTCTGCTGCATAACCCTTTAAACCTAACTCATCAAATACATATTGATTTTCAGTATCAGTTGCAGTGTCAAAAGCATCTTGTCCGTCTGGTTCACCGTAATCTAGTAAACAACTTACGACAATGTCTGTATAATTTGTACCTGTAACGTGGCGGGTTTCTATCTTATTACGCTGTGGATCAACGTTGTTAACGGAACGGTCGTCAACAACTTTCATGTAAGTTTGATTATACAAACTTGCATTTGTTCCAGTGCTATTAGGTGTAAGATATGTAATAATACCTGTCGGATCAACACTTGTGCCACCATTACCAAATGCCATTTCATAAATGAAACCTTCGCCAGCATTGCCTAAACTTTCAGCAAGACTGATACTCATATTTTCATAATGAATAGCATTACGCTTATTAACAAATACGTGTCCAGATTCTGGATTGTGTATTTTAATGTGTCCTTCTATATGTACGCCACTTTGTTCATTAATCATAATTTTATTCCGTTCCTATATTGTATTTATCGGGGTAGCGATATTGTTTTGTCTGTTATAAATTTAGCAATTTGATTTTCACTATCTGCTATTGATTTTCCAGGATCATTCCAAATTTTACCTGTTCTTCTTACTATTTCTATTCTTGTGCCGTCTGCAGGAGGATCGATATAATCGGCTAGATACAATGCAGTTACAATATTATCTCCCCAAACAATTTGTTCAATTGTATATTCTGGTGCAAATGTTATATCGGCCTGTGGAGAATCTTGGTCTTTAGTTTTGTCAAATTCTACAACGTTGTCTTTTCTTAACCTAACACCGCCTAAGAAAACATCAATTTCATTTACACTATTTGGTATAAAATCAAGCAAAAATTGTTTTGAACTGCTATCTCCAATAAACACAGTTTTTTGTACTTCGTCTTTATATGGAATATTTTCTTCGATACCTTGTCCTACAACTTTTGAATTTACAGGATGAATTTCTTTTATCCCTGTACCCAGTGTACCTCTGCGTAATTTACGCAATAAATTACCATCTACTGCAAAATATTCGATGCGTTCTTTGTCAATCCATATTACACCAGGTAAATTAGACTCATCATTAGGTGCTTGTATACCAGTCGAATCTTTTAATTGAATAACTTGATCATAATAATTTAAAGGCTGCTGTAATTCATATTCATTATCTCTGTTTAGACGCTTAAAGTGATATCTGTTGAGCATATCTTTAAAAATTCTATATCCAAATTTAGGCTTACTAATTGGGGCAGCAAATTGTAACACATCTAATGTATCAGATGGTAATACTTTTTCATATAACTGTATACCTTGTTTGTCACTTGAAATCTTGTAATCAACTTCAGGTGTCAATATTAAACCATTCTTAAAGATCCAAACGTAGTTTGCACTTACTGCAGGTTTTTGAAGTGAAATATATCCTTTACTTAGTAAATTTTTGTTGATATATTCCGTTGTACCTTCTGGTGCTTCAGTTGTATTCCAAATTACATTATAACTATTTCTTTCAAATTCGTTTATATCGTGATTACTGAATACATAAATGTCGACTGTTTCCCAATCCCCAGGTGCTTCTTTTAAAACTAATACATCAGTTTCTTTTAAACTAATTTTACCTAAAGTTGCTTGTGTACTATCTCTGTCACTTCCAAAGTCGACACTTGCTACAACAGGTGGAGTGTCGTCGGCACTTTGTAAATTAAATAATTCTCTAACGTATCCTTGTAATTCAAGATTTAAAACACCATTATTTCTTGTGAAACTTTCAATTGTTGCAGATACTACTGTGCTATCATCAGTTAGTCTAAAATCAACTACATCGCCAGTATTTGGATCATCAATTGCATCGCCATTTATTATTTCTAAAGTTGTATTAATAAAATAATATTCTGCATCTTTAATAACAAATATTTCTAAATAATCACCAGGACTACCAATATTTTCTTTTGTAATAATAATACGTCCATTTACAGGATCATATGTAAAATCATTTCTGTCAATTATTTCGTAATTTATATAGACTACAAAATCACTTGTATCTAATAATCTTTGATTGTCAAATTGCCAGGCATCTATATCATATACACGTGATACAGTCATGGTATATGATTTTCTATATCCAGGATTTAAGAATTTATTTCCTTCTTGTCTTTGCACAAGTATATTTTGTGCCAGTGGCTTTCTTATCACTGGTAAAGATATGTCATTATCAAATCTATGAACTTTGTTAATACCATCGGTAGTCATACTACTGTCAATAACCATTCGACTAAATTGATTTATTTTTCCATCATAGATAGTATAGCCAATTATAGCCCCTGCTGGCAATTTTGTTGGAAATTCTAAAGTTACAAAACCTCTGTCATTTGTGTTAAAACCATAATCTACTAATTCTTCTCTAAATTGTCCATTTACTGTTACAAACGAACTCATGTTATCAGAAAACTTAACTGGAATTTCATAATATAAAGTAACACCGTCGGCAACAATATTATCACTATCAATAATGTCAACTCCATTAGCTCCAATAGTCAAAATATTTAAATTTTGACCTTCACTAAATACACTACTATCGATTGACGAAATAGTTTTATTAATCCAATCTATATTCAAGTCACTATTATCAAGAATTTCACTGCCTAATCTAACAATAAGAGTTTCGTTAGTTTGTGCGTACGATTCGAACTTATATTCTAACGTTGTCCCATCTGTAATATAGTTACGGACAGCAATCATTCCTTGTCCGTCTGTTGTTCTATTGTATACTTGAATATCAACTGTGTCTAATACTTGTCCCGGAACTTCTTCTTCAGGACCTTTTGAGGTAGTTTCAGTGACAAACCCGTCTCCGTCAACTATAATTTCTCCAGCATCGATACCAGTTGCAGTTGAAGTTTCAAATGTGCCGCCTTTTAAACTTACATCGAAAGCTGTGCTTTCTGGAGTAAAACTACCATCGCTAGTTTCTTTTCTTACAACAACTATATCGTCTAGCTGTGTATCAATTACATCGCTGTCTAAGAAAATTGTATCTGTAATACCGTCTCCAACTGGCGAAATCATTTTTGCATTAGGATTTTTTAGTTCTGTAACTCCATCATATGCAGGATCGTCAATACGAACGTTATTTAAGTACACGTTGTACGTAATACCTGCTTCTAAGACAGAACTTAATTTTACTGTTTGTGTACTTCCATCTAAAACAATTATTTCATCTTCATTGTTTATATCAAATGTATCAAAATCTACACCAAACGGCTGTAACTCAAATCCTTTGTTTTCACCAAAACCAATGCTGTCCATTTGAACACCGCCGTAATCAACACCGTCCATCAACTGTGCAAGGTCTTTGCCTGGCATGCCTGTTGTAGGATTATAAAAGAAATTGATTCTGTCTGCTGCTGTAAGCAAGTCGGTTGACTTTTTGTAATTTATTACAACTTCTGCATTGTTTGCCGGTGCTGTTGTAAATGTTATTCTACCTGTATATCTTTCAAAACTGCGGGTTTTGTCTAATTCATTTGAAACAACAAAATCGCTAATAAGCTGGTCTACTCCATCAACAATAATTGAAATATCTGCACTACGTGTACTTACTGGCCATTTGAGATTAAACTCTGTCAAACCGCCATTGCCTAAAAATGTTTCAGTTTCGTCTAAAGTAGTAAACAAATAGTTGCCCGATACTCTGTCAAACTTCATGCGCATATGTGTATTACGCACAAGATTGTTTCCAATGATAGCGTAAACAATTGCATCTTCGCCATCGTCTTTCAAACTACCGTTTATAGTTACAGTTGGAGTGTTATAATATTTTGCTCCGGTAGTATCAACATCGATAAACTGTATACTACTACCGCCTAAATATGCAAACCCTTCTAATGTAGGACCGCCGCCACCGCTAACAGTAACATTGGCAGTATTTGTATATCCTTTACCACCATTAAAAATAACAAATTCTTTAATTTCAAAACCAACGTTATCCAACCAATGTCTTTTTGGATACTGATATACATCTGATTCAATATTTGTAAATTCATTATTTATAAATTTAATTGCTTCTGGTATTACTTTACCTACAATAGAATCATAGCTAGGCGGTAAATCAAAATCAGTAATACTTGTTTCTGTAGGTTCAACTTTTTCATAAGCACTAACATATTCTCTAATTTTTGTACTATATGGTTTTACTTCTTCAATGTATTGTTGATAATTTACCAAATTGTCATTTTGATATGTAACTTTTTGTTGTAATTCTCCAACATTGTGTTTTGCTGTAACAAAACTTGATTTAAAAATCCAATCTACGTCAACTTGCTCACTTATAGCATAACGAACACTGCTAAAGAATAATTTATTCCATTCTACTTCTAATTGATCAACAAAAATATTAGATTCTAAAGTTTTTAAAATAATTCTAATTTCTTCACTAGGTTCTCTATCATAAAAACTAGTATCATAAATTTGTTTGTCGTAACCAAAGTTATCGCTTTGATATAATTGGCTGCTAAACTGTATTGTTCCGTTTTGACGGCCTATAGTTTTATAATTAACCGTATAATCAACAAATTCTTGACTGTCAATCTTTTCTAATAACAACCAACCACCTGTGCCTATATTTTCAATCTTTACAACATTACCAATTACATCAGGTGTTTCGTCTAGTGCATATGCGCCTTTAATAACAAAGTCTATTGCTGTTTCGCTACTGTATCCTTCGGCGTACCAATCTTGATAATTCCAATAGTCTGTTACATCGTAATCCTGTATATAATTTCTAAACCATTCGCCTGTACTACTAATCCAATTGTAAACTGCCCAAAACCCGCCGATGTCACTGTCGTTTTTCACAAGAACACTAAACGGACGAACAATAAGCGTAGTGTTATCTAGATAATTTTTGCCGCCGTTAATAATTTCGACATTTGTAATTTGTCCTAAATTATTAATGTACGTTTTGATTTCTGCACCTGTTCCTGTTCCTTCAATTGAAACAGTAGGACCGTGTCTTGTATTGCCGCTAGTGTAATTACTATCAATGTAACCTCTGCCAGAATTTGTTACAGTAACATCAGTAATAGTACCATCTACAATAGTAGGTGTAAGTTTTGCTTGCTCAATTTTAGCTGTGCCGATAAATCTAAGTAAACTTTCGCTTTCTATTTCGGTATCCCATAAATTTGTAAATTTACTAGGAATTGGATCAGTTTGCATTAACGGCGAAATATCAAATTCATCAACAACAACGTATTGAGTCATTATAGCGTTAACTCTTTCGATTAATTGTTTAAGAGCTTCTTTTCTGTTTACAAACATACTTTGATTTGGTGTGTTTAATATTCCGTATCTTCTTGCAATACTTAAACTAGTATCGGGCAATTGTTTATTTTGTAAATTATAACCGACCAAACTGTCAATCCATTTATTTACAATATCAGAATTTGGCTTACTACTCGCTAAACCTTCGGTTAACAATTGGTATTCACTATGAATATTATTTTCTGTATTGTCATTTATATAATAATCAATGTGTAGTACGGTATCAGAATCTTTGACAAGATTTCTTACATTGTGTAATGCAAATGTTTTACCGTCAAACATATTGATAAATCTATAACCTTGGCTTTCAGGATTTGCAATTAAATTTTCTACATCTAAAGCACTGATTTTTCTACCATATGTGTTAGGTAATGTTGTTTTTGATTTGACCCAGAAATAATATTTTGGAACTGGTTGTCCAGTAACCGAATCATAACTATTTGCAAAAACGTATGTTTCATCTCCGTACAAACTTGTACCGCTTATACCTTCTGCTAAACCAGCAGTTGTATCAGCAAGTGTATCCCATTCGCTTGGAATATATTCACTTTCTACCCATTCATAAATGTCAACGCTAAATCCTTCGACAATTCTGTTCCAGGTATTAGACTTATATTGTAAATCTCCTTGATAAGGATTGTACCATTTTATAGTATCAAGATTCCACCATAGTTTTCCAACTTGGTTGCTTCCCCAAAGATCTCTACTACCCGTATTTGTACTTCCTGAATTGTAAACCGCAGGATCATAATACAACTTGTAGGACAATTCTTGTTCGGCAGGCCCTGCAATGCGTCCCTGAATTGGATCAATATAATCAAGATAGGTTATCAAATCTTTTGTTTTATTATCGTATAGCCATGCACCTTTTATTTGACTAAGGTTTATATAAGATTTAACACTATCATTTATTTTCCAAGCTGTTTCATTTATGTCTGCTCTATAATCTTGGATAAGTCCTTTATTGTTAGTACTATCTTGTAAAATTGCATCAAGAGGCAACGAAGGCGATACTAGATACAAATGATTTCTGTTTAAATAACCGTATGAATAATTTGCATCTGTGGTATCAACGACTGTATATAGTTTTTCAGCATATACAAATTTATTACCTAATGTTTCAAAAATATAAACTTGATTATTTCCTTCAATTTTATCAACAATTTTTGTCGCATCATTATCAAAAACAAGTTCACCATTATCAAATTCATAATCAAATGTGGTATCGCCTGCTCTACTAGTAACGGCTAATTTATCGCCATCAAGTTTTACATATCTACCAAAGTAGTTGTTTTTAACATTTGACGGTGAAAATAAGTTTTGATCTAATTCAAATTGCTGATTTTGTAATGTATAAACGTATACTTGTCCGTTAAGTATCCCATTGGCATTCGAATTAGGAGCACTTATTGCCAATTTGTTTCCTAAATCATTTAATGAAATACTGTAACCAAACTGTTCATCGTCTATAGGGCTATCAATATTTTGTGAATAAACAAATCTTCCATTTTCTTTTTTGTAGATTGCAACTCTATACTCATAACCATTTAAAATAGCACTTAACGCTAAAACTTCGCCATTGCCACTAATATCAAATGTAATGCCAACATCTGTAGCTAAACCAAAACCGCTACTATCTTCATTCAATATATCAGTTGTATCAGATAAATTGTTTGGAACGTATCCTGTATAGTCAACAAAATCATCTAATTGATTCCATAAAGTAGGGTTCCACGGATTTCCAGGAAATACTGTTTGATTAGCTTGATACATATTATTAGCATAAGTTACAATTTCGTTTTCAATATACTTTGAAACTGTTTGCCATTCACCTCTGTATCTCTCATCTATGTTGTAAATAAAATCATTAACAGCAGATTGGCCTCCATTTTTCAGTATGTAAACACGACCGTTATTTGCAAAACTTCTTACAAATAGATTATGATCAAAATCGCCTGGTGAAACAACTTTAATTCCATATCCAAACTTTTCATCAGTGGCGGGTTGAGAACTACAAATAATTTCTACTAAGTCAAAGCTATTGTCAATTAATTTTTCGTAAACATAAATTACACCCTGATTAGAATACGCCATTGCGTCTGCATCTGGATCGCTTGTAATTTTTCTAACTTGTTCCCAATCTTGACTATCAAGATTAATAGTGCTACTCTCTACAGTTACATCATTTTTTGCTTTCCAAAGAGTTCCTTTAGAACTAACAATATCGCCTGCGAGATAGGTTTCTAGTGGATCGAGTACACCTTTATATCTAGATTTTACTTCACTTGCAGTAGGTGCGCCAACGAACAAATACTGACCGTTTTTTGTCACAGCAACACTTGATCCAAAATCGCCGTTGTTATGGTACTGAGGTAAGGGTTCTAATGTTTGGGTCAAATTATAATTTAAAGATTCACTACTACGAGTATAAACATAAACTTTTCCATTTAATCCTATGTCTGGAGCGCCAACTGCCATTATAGTATTATTATAACTTGCTGATACACTTCTGCCAAATTCGTAACTGCTTTCTTCAGGCGCAGTGATATTTTGTATACTTTGTCTAATTACACTACTATCGTATGTAGCACTTTGATTGTTTTCTACATTGTCAATCCAAAATCTGTCATTTTCGTCCAAATCAAACTGTTTTAATATTTCGTTAATATCTTCAGGTTGACTAACCCTACGAGAATTAAATTCTGAAACAATACCTAAAGTACTATCGCTTAGATCTATAAAAGTTTCTGTAATAGGTGTGTCTGTTTCTATCTCAATATTTGGTAATATTTTTGAAGAGTTTTCGCCTATAACCATATTAGCCTGTATATTGGTTGCAATATAGAAACCATTTATTTCATCATTAATATTGTTTAACCCAATTATAGTGTCTTCTGTAAATGTAATTGGACTAATAAAATAAACTTTAAAACCTAAATCAGTTTTTTCTATACTATGAACAGAATTATTAGAAACAACGTGCTTGTAAACGTTCCAACTAATTCCATCTTGTGGTACCCAAATATAAGAGCCAATATCTACACTATCTATATCTAAACTTAAAACATCAATTTGTTGTTTTGTTATAAAATTAATTTGGTCTAGTTTTACATACCCTGCTGTTTTGGTATATTCTTCTGAAACATTTAGTGTAGGTAAAAATCCTGTATCATAGTTAGTAGGAGCGATATAAACATCTTTTCTAGGATACTGATAAACTAAATCAGTACGTGAATTATCAACTTGAGATACAAGTTCGATTAATTGAGGTTCTATTCTAAATTGCTTTTCATCTAATTTAAATTCAACTTCGTCAAAACTTGTTACTGCACCATATTGTCCTACTCTAATAGCCCATTCTTCAAATAATTCGATACTATCTTTATTGGCACTTCCTAGTTTATCAAATAACTTTGTAACACTATTAGTTGTACCTTTATCTTGTATAAAGCCTTGATAAAATTTATATTGACTTATATCATCTTGTATAATATTTGACAAATAATTACGTTTTTGATACCCAATTAAATGTTGTGCAAGTCGTTGTTGTTCGCTATCAAAATTATCGCTGTCTAAGTCATAAAAATCAGCAAACTGATTGGTTTTGTATTCCCAGTTTGGTACTAACTTACTTGATGGTTTTTCACGTAGTTGGTTCCAAAGATTGTAATTAAAATTTTCAGTTCCACTATGAGATATAGCTGCTGTATAATAGAACTCTTTAAATTTAACAATATCGCCAACGTTGTAATCTTTATACGTTTCCCATTCAGTAACCTTAGCATCATCATATATAAATCCTGGAATATCAAAGCCGCCGTTCCATTCATCTGTTCTGTAACCCACAACTTTTAGTCTATCTTGTCTATAACCAGTATTTGGACTGTACAAAGTATCGTTGAACACTGTATTATTATCTACAAACACCACATGTTCTTTTTGTATCACCGGCAATTTAATCATGTAAATGCCATTGGTATCACTTGATAAATTAAATTGATTATTATTATCTCTATATAGATTCATAAATTTGTCTTTAATTTTTTGACTATTTTGATCTAAAATAGGAAAGCCATAAAAACTATTAAAAATATTATCTACAACAAAATATTCTTTTGAAAATTGTAAATTATTTGCAGCAGGGCTCAAAGTTATGCTACTAGAAGCAGCCCAATTTTGCGTTGTCCAAAACAAAAATTCTTTTGCTGCCAATTTCCAATTTTCTATTGCTTCTGTTTGATTGTTATAAAAATCAAAAGTAAAACCTTTGTTTTTTAAATAATTTTCGTATCCTAATAAAAAATCAACTAAATCCTGTTCTTGATTGAAAACTGTACCATAGTTTAATTTTTTAGCAGTTAAACTGAATTTTTTTCTAAAAAATGCACCAGTACCTCCTGTTTGCGGAAGACTTGGCAATCTTGCATATTTGTCTTGTTCAAATACCGAACTTGTAGTATGATTTACTTTTACTCTATAATAAACATCATTGTAATTTACAATTTTACCTGCTACAAGAGTTTTGTTTTCTGCCCATTTAACAAAACTTTCACTGATTCCTCCTACCCTTACAAAGGGATCATTTGCAAGTTCTTGCGCAGGATTATAAAAAAAGTAAGGTTGTTCTTTATCATATCCAGTAAGTTTATAGCCTCTTGCTACTTTTTCGATTACAACACCGCTATAAGTTATCACTTCCTGCGGAGATGATGTACGGAATTGTATATTATAATTTTCAAATGGTACAAATACATTACCCTGATTTAAAGGTGTTTTACTATCTAAAACTAATTTTAGTTTATCTTTGTTAGCAAATCCTGCTAATTTAAATCCAAGTTTATTTTTTATATTTTTTATATCACTAACATATTGACTGTAAGTAAACTCAGTGTCAGTATTAATGTAGTTACTAATATAATTTAAAAAACCACTTGTAATACTTTTGTCTAGTTGCGGAAATAAAATATTGTCTAGCTTGATTCTTTTGTTAGTGTTACTATAAACTAAATTTCCTACTTTATCGCGATTAATTCTTGACCTGTCTAGTCCAATACCCATTGTATGAGCAGGACGCAATAATAACATTGCTAATAATAAAGCAAACGGATAGTCACTACTACGTCTCCAAGCTGTTTCAACAGGAGCGTGATCACCAAACACGTATTCTAAATTATTCTGTCTAGCAAAACTGAAATTATTTACATATCCGCTTTCTAACGGAGATAATAATTGTCCATTCTCATTTACCGGAATATGGTTTAATAAATTTGTCCTAACAAATTTTGAATTTACTTTTACAGGTTTACCTGGTTCTCTAACAGTTCCGTTTTGCAAATCTGTCCACAGTATCAAGTTATTGCTTGTGTAAGGAGCAGGTCCATAAACTTCTTGCCACCATTTAGGTTCGCTAGAAAATCCTAACATTTCCCAAGGATGTGTATGAGGACGATCAGTATCATACGCTTGAATATAAACGCCTCTCCAGAAACCAGGCAATTTTTGATTTGCAATATTTGTTGACAGACTATAATTGTAAGTAAACGTATTGCCAGATTCTGTATATCTATTTTCAGTATAATCAGCAATACGTGCAACATCTAACCACTTTATAAAATCAGTAATAATAATATTGTTAATATCTGCATTAGTTATATCTGTGTTTCTACTAAATCCACCTACAATATCGTAAATATCAAAAATGTCTGTATTGTATTCTGTTTTTAAATTATTGTAAATTCTTTTTTCAAATTCTAGAATTAAATTATCTCTATAATCATTGAAGGCAATAATTATACTTCCGTCGTGTCCTCTAATTACATTTGTAGGACCAGTATTTTCTACGGTATTGCCATTTTCGTCAAAATCTGTTTGATAGGTGTTATCATAAAATATTTCTGGTTTGTATGCAGGATACATACCAATCTTTGTAGGAGTTGGAGGAATAAAACTGCCTTCGGTGTTAGTATATTCAAATATTTTTATAATATCGCCATTATTTAAATCTGTGATAAATTCGATAAAACCTGTGTCAGTAAACTCATAATCATAATTGTGTATTAATTGTTCGTCATTCAAATAAACGTAAACTGCTTTGTTGCTAATTGTATTTTTATTGAAAACTTGATTTAAAGCATAAACTTTTAATCGATTATCTAAAACTTCATATTGTATTTCTACACTACCGCCAGTGCCTGCCATATCTGTGCTGTAAAAGTTCATATTTTCAGTTTTATCTTCATTTAAAGTTTTAAAAATACTATCTACTTGTTGTTTTACAGTGCCATTAAATGAATTGTCTGTTGCTAATTGAATAAACTTCCTTTTAAATTTTTGATATTCGTTTGATGCATATCTTATAGATTTTACAACATTGGCTTTTTTTGAAACAATATTATACATTGGTATATTTAATGGACCAGAATGTTGTACAAATTTTCTTCCAAATCTTGTTAAGTTTCCTAAATCACGTAAGTTACCAACTCCAGGTTGTGCGCCTTCAAAATCTTTTTGTTTTGAACTTACTATTTCGGCTACAATACCTTCAACGTGATCGTTCACTTCACCTAGAGTAAATTCTGTTATGTTTTCGTTTAAAGGATTGCGTTCCAAGTTATGTGGAATTTCATAATATCCGTTTTTATTTTTTTTGGTATTACTATGTGTTTTAATTACAACAATATCAGAGAATTCTATACTGTTTTCAAAAGCAACAAACTTTGTATTGTTAATATTTACAAAATCATAATCAGTGCCTTCGTACTTAAATTCATTGTTAACAAAAACTTGTACAACTAAATCAGTTAGTTCCGCACTGTTGTCGTAAACATCAATTGGAAAATTATTTGTTGTATCTTCTCCTGTATATTTTCTTATTACATATTGACGGCTTTTTATATCTGCCTTACGCCATGCATTTTCATATGTGATTGTATTGTTTTCATATTTTTGCAAATACAATACATCACTATCTATAGTATCAAATACCCCATTTATTTTATAATTATAAGTGCTGTTTAGTAAAGAAAAATCAAAAACAATATCGCCTATGTTTACAAAGTTTTTGTAAGTTAAAGGAAATCCTAGTTCATTATCGTTAGATCCTTCGCCTACACGATAAGAAAAAATTCTATTTCCTGTAAATTCTGTACTATCATATACAGTATCGTCTCCAACACTATTACCGTTTGTATCAAATAAATCAAATTTAGGCGCCTGGTTTAAACCTGTTTTATCTTGAGCTGCTATCCATTCTTGGCCATTGTACCAAAACATTCTGCCAGCATTTTCTACACCATCTTTGATTAAAATTGTATCATTTAAACTTGGATCAGTATCAATAGTTTCTGTTAAACTTAATTGATCTCTATTGTTGTGTCTAATAACATTAACTTGAAATATTTTACCATTAACTAAACTATCAGGATCGGCTGTGAATAATACACGCATACCTTCAACTAAATCTATGCCGTCTACATTGTAGCCTATACTTCCTTCAATTGTGCTAAAAACGTCTTGAGTAAATGTATCAACCAAGTCTACATCATTTTTAGCTTGATTGCCGTGATTAAACAACCTTAAATTTGCGTCAAACTCAATAATAGGACGTTTTGCTCGTAATTCTTGCGGTATTTCTATAGGCTGATTATTAATTTCTGCAGATTTTTCAATCACAGTTCTGTGTGTCCATCTGTTATATCTAGCCCAAGGATTTCTGCTTTTATCACTTCTATTAATACAAATATAATCTTTGGTTCCTGCAAAACTTTTTGCATCTCCAAATGGAACTCTGTCAAAACCATTTACATCAAAAGGAACTTGTGTGTCTTGGGTAAAAATAGCAGGAACTTGTAAATCACTTGCAGACACAAGTTGAATTGATTCTCCTACTCCTTCTACATAATACAAACCCTCAGCATATTTTTCAGGAGTTACTGTTCCTTGAAAATATACTTTCATTCCGTTTGATAGCGGCCAACCATCAGAAGTTGTATAATATGTTTTACCTATTATTTCATTTTCTACATCAATTTCAGTGTTTTCTTCTATGTCAAAAATGTTTAGATTACCGCTTGTGTCAATATCGTTTTGACTAATATAATATAGGTTATCGGGGGCATTTGTAGGCACTGTAAATTCTAAAACACCTTTTTCAACAAATCCTTCTTCAACTAAATCTGTTTTATTTACAACTGTGTTTTTTGATTCGTCGATGATGTTAACACCATCTAAATACAAATTATCTAAATAACCTGTGCTATCAGAATATGGTACTTTTTTTAATCTACTCAATGCAATACCAAAAGGATGACCAGGTGTATCAACAACAAAACGATATTTTTGTCCTCTATATAATTTTAAAATTTTGTTTCTTGTAACACCGTCAGGCGAAAAAACAAACGCTTGATTATCATCATCTTCCACAAGAGTTACCTTATATGTACTAACAACCTCTTTACTTTGTCCTTTTATAGGCACTTCTTGCGGACCATTTGGTAACCAATAATATTCTCTAAAATTTGTAAATTTATCAAAATTAATATGCGGATTCCATGCATAAAACTCTTGAGCAAATATCTTGTCATGGTTTTCTACATTTCCTCCAAATGCAGAAATTTGGCCTAAAATATCTAAATAATCTGCATTATATGTAATATTGCCAATTTCGTCTTGAATAACAGTGTACGGCTCAAATTGATAGTCTTCTCTTTGCTTGGATACATCGGCAATAAACGAATCATTAATTTTTACTGCTTTCGATTCTCTGCGACCTACAAACCCATTGATTTTTTCTACAACACCAGGAGAAGTTAACTGATCTAGTGTGCTGCCAATAAATTTTTTGTTTGCATCAGATCTAAAATATCTCGGCAATAAAGAACTATTTGTTTTTTTGCTGTCATCACGCCCAGGAACAGGATACTCATTTTGATTTTTATCGTATGCCATTAATATTGATTTCCTTCAGTAATAATATATGTATTAGTTTCGCTACTTTGTATACCCGTGTTTAACACCTCGTCGCTAGTTACTACATTGCCTTGAGCTTTTAATCTTGAAGCTGTAATACTATCGATAATTTCCACGTTTGATACATTTGCAGCATTAACAAAAATTTCATCATTTTCGCAAACAACTTCGTATAAACTACCAAAAACCTGTGTTTCGCTTGTTGGTACTAAAACAATACTTGCTACATCAGGTGCTACTTGTTTCATTATGTATGCTGCAAGTTCACTGAAGTAAAATGTTTCGCCAAAGTCCCAATTTTCTAGTGCAAAAAATTCATTCATACTATCTATTACACGAGATTTAATATCGTTATCGTTTACAACTCTGTTAGAATTTTTAACAATTTTAATTGTTGCTTGTAAATCATCATCGGCTAGGCTACCAAACAATGGTTTATATTTTACAGGATGATAGATTACTTCATCACTAATACTTTTTATTTTTTTGATATCTTGACCGTAACTTAGAAACAAAGAATCACTGCTAGGTGGAAGTGGTAAAGTTTCTATATCACCTTTTAAATATTTTCTATATTCAATATCATAGGTTTTTGTAAGTAGATATAGATCAATTATATTACTACTGCTAGGATCTATCCTGCGATTTTCAGCAGCAGCGTGTTTATAATTAAATCTTAATTTATCTCTGCCTTTATATGCTTGCCAATTTATATCTAATATCAACGCTGTTTGAGTTGAATTAAACTTTTTAAACACATCTTTACTACTAATATAAAAAACTTCATTACCTGTGTAATCACTAAATGCACCAACAGCGGCTTCTGTATTTTTAACAATAATATAATTTTCGTCTGCATCGGCATATTCAAAAGTTTCTATATTATTTTGAATTATCTTTTTTGCAAATATATATTTTGTATCGGGCAAATAATCTGGAGCAACAATTTCTGTAAATAGGTCTGGATCATCAATAACACCGTCACTGTCTGTATCAACAAATCCAACCTCTAACTTTTTACTATCAACATACCCAGCTTCGTCTCTATATTCACTAATTACTTGCCAGCGCCAATCTTGCGTAAAACTAACTAGTTCATCTGGTTTAGTGTTAATACTCAAAACGTCAATGGTATCTGTAATAATCTTTCCAGTTTTACTATCATAAATTCTATCATTGCCATCAAAGTAAAAACGTATTTGATCATCACTTTCAAATACGTATCTTAATCCCCTGTGTGTAACAGTGTAAGTTTCTCCATTTGTTTCAAACAAAAATACCCAACTACTATCTTGATTGGTTCCTGTTGCATCTCCAGTTTTACCTGTGCTAAATGGGTTAACAGTATCTAAATTGTTGTTTGTTATTACTTTCCAATTAAGAGTTTCAACATCAAATCTCAAACCAAACGTTCTATAAGAAAAAATTTGATCAACCATTTGTGATAATGTGTCTGCAACAATATCTAAATTAAGTACAGGAATAATTTCTGCTAGTTGAGAATTAGCTGGAATATTATCATTAAGTATAACTGGTCCTAAATCACTATCAATATCTTGTACTGTACCGTTTTCAAATACACTTACAATCTTTGTCCAGATGTATGTTTTGTCACCTGCCACACTGGGTGTCCTTGCTTGAATAACGTTATTCTTATCAAAACAAGAACCACTTGGGGGTATAAATTTAACTAAACTACCTGGTGCAACAAAACGCATAGAACTTGCTGTAAAACTACCTACAGCAATAGGAATTTCAAACTGATCTTGAAATATACCTGAACTTTGATTTGTTTCGTTTGTTGTTGGAAGCCATGTATAATTTAAATCACTAACACTAGTATTTCTATCAAAGTTTTTGTAGTAAAAATTCTTAGTTTGTGTATGACGAATAATTTCAGTGACTTGTGAATTTATAACTGCTTCAATGTCTGTTCTTGTTTGAAAATCAAAACTAAATTTTTTGTTTAGTGTTTCTTCAAAAACACTACCATCGTCGCCAAACATCAATGTGTTACTGTATTTGCCTGTCGCATCACGTAAATCATAGTAACGACTAATTCCACTACTGGTTCTGTTGATGCTCTTGGTTTTAATAATTTGTTGACTTACACCCAAAGGACCAATGTTATAATCTTCTGCTGTAATCAATCTATTTTGTGTATAATATGTACTAGGAGCATTTGTTTTAATACTTTCATTAGACTCACTAGTATCTGCGTTAGACACTGGACTTTGTAATTCTAGCACTAAATTAAGTGTTTCGTTAGTTCCATTTTTGCTCAAGTAAGGAACTTGGATTTGTATGCCAACTAAATCTGCAGGGTTAATTTTATACTGTTCATTTGAACTTGTTCTATAATATACTTTGAAACTACCTTTTGGTAGAGTTCCAAAAACTCCATCGCTGAAAATTAAACTAATGCGATCATTAATTCTACTAAGGACTCCATATATGTCACGAACGCCTTTTTCTAAACTGTTGTAAACAATGTTATTTCCTTCGATACTGCTTACTTGTGTCCATAAATCTTGTTCATTACCGTTGCTGTCTAGTTTGTATAGCCAAACATCTGTATCGTTGACATTGTCTGTATCAATATTCACTGTGGTATTTGGTACCGGGCTAGTAATACTAAAAACATTATTGTTTAGTGTACCTTGTCTAAAATGTAAAAAGAAGCCGCTGTTGCTACTGCCTGCGCCTTGGCCATTATCTCTATACAAGAAAGCTAATCTGTTTCCAGGAAATGGCTCTTCCTCATAAATGTAATTGTCTTGTGTATCAATACTTACACTTGTAATTTCAAACTTTCTACTTTTGTTATCCACAGTTTTTGTAAATGAATATACTGGCACATCGGTATTTGTACCATTAAATCTGTATTGTTCTGTAACAACACCATCAACTGTGGATTTTTTTATAGGACGGCCAAAACGTGAATTTGCAGGCAACGATGCATTTAATATTTTTACAAATTGTTCATACCAATCTGTATTTGTTGCATCATTCCAAAGAATTGTTTGTCCACTTAAATTGTTGTTGTTTGAATCAAAAACGTCTTCAGTTGTACTGATACTTTCAATTTTTAAAAGTCCGTTTGCAGTAGTGTTACGATTAACATTGTAACTAATTAATCTAGCTAGGCGGAGAATGCTTTCTCTACGCTCTGCTGTTTCGATGAAATTTTCTCTAGCATTAAGGTCTGTACGGAAGGCTAAGTTTTGACCTAAAAATGCAATTAAATCAATCAGTGCAAGATATTCTGAACTTTCAATATAATCGTTAAAATCTTCTGGATAGTTTTCTCTAATATAAGAAATCATTGTTCTACGTAGATTATCAAAATCGTAACTCTGAAAATCTGCATACTTGAAACTCTGGTATATTGTTTTCCAGTCCTCAGCCAATAGAAGTCTATTTTGCCTATCTGTTGTTGACATTAGCCATTCCTCACGTTGTAATATATTTACCTGATTTCATAATGTGCGTATATTAAAGTAAGCCGTTGTTTTGATCAAATTTAATACGCATTGTTTCACTGATACTATATGGAATGTAAGTTATACTACAGTCGATTTGTATTCCGCTTTCATAAGTGTCAACAGTGACAAAATTTACACTCACTCTTGGATCATAATTTACAATTTCAGTGATATCCTTGACTACTACTTCTTTTAAATCTTCTGTAAAAGGTTCAAATAGCAAATCCCAAATAATAGTTCCAAAACTAGGATTTTCTAATTTTTCTCCTTTGCGAATATGAAAATGATTTATGATATCTTGTTTGATAATTTCTAAATCGTACAAATTAAAACCTTTAGGATTAGCAACTGTGCTAATGCCTCTGTATTGTTTTGATCTTACAGGTTCGTTGACAGTAGGAGTAGATACTGTTATGTTTTTGTAAAGTGGTTTTTCATTTGTAGCCATAACGTATTTATCCAGATAAAATTAAGCCATTTCTTCTTAGTTTTTCTAGTTCAGTAGGAGTTAATATAATACCTTCGATAACTGCTTCAACTTTTGGTGCTTCTGGAAATATTTGTGTACTAATTTGCCAATCTTTTTTCTTAATAAGTTTAGTGTTAAATTTTTTGGCTACTTTTTTTGCACTTTGTGCAACTTGTGAAAATATTTTATCTCCTGTAGATTTATAGGTTCTGTTGTTTAGTGCTGTAGCTGCATTAGCTAAATTATTGGCTAGTGTTGCAGGATTTTCCGGAAAACTTATTTGTTTAGTAATTTGTTTTCCTATATTTTGCGCAATATTTGCTTTTCCTAATGCTTTTCCTACAAGATTTGCTCCTATGCCTTTTGCAGCACCGGCAAGTACGCCTTGCAATTCAGTAGGTAACCCGTTTACTGCGCCTTTTAAATTATCTGTAAATTTGCCTAATCCTTTGGTAAATCCTTCAAAGACAGGCCCTACACCAGGAATGTTACTAATTGCTGCTCCTAAATCTCCAGCAATTTTGCCTGCTGCATCTCCTAATGCATTACTTAATCCATTTAAAGCATTACCTATTGCTCCATCAATTTTTCCTAATGCTTGTCCTAACGCACCTGTTAAACCAGTGCTACTTAATAAATTTTGCATTGCGCTAGGTAAACTGCCTAATAAATTGTTTAAACCTTGTCCTAAAATACTGCTAAGTCCACCTTGTAAACCTTGTAAAAAACTATCAACTATTAATTCTACACCAGTTTTTGCTGGATCAAGTATCTGTGTTCTTATAGCTTCAGGATTACTTGCATCAGTAGTTCCTGCTTTGGTTGAAGTTGTTGTCTTAGAATTCTTTTTTTGTAATTTTGCATTTTGTACATCTTTTGTTGAAGGTTTTGCTTTTTCCATCCAACCTATACCTTCAACAAATGCAGCAGGATTTGTCACCGGAGGAACATCAAGTGCAGCAGCAGCTTTAGCTAATTTAGCGTCAACTTGCCCAATTCCGTCACCAATAGTTGCAACTATGCCTGCTGGAACTTTGCTGCTAATTTGATTCGGTAAATTGCTTACTGCATTGCTTACCTTAGGTGCTGCATTCTTTACTGCACCATTCACTACTGCCCAAGTATCTGCCATTTTTTGCTCCCTACAATATTTATTTTAATTCATTCATTGGAGTTCTGTCTGTATGCACCGGACGTTCTTCCATATGTATATCTTGGCTTTCTGTTTCTACTGCTTCAGTTTTTTCAGGAACAACTTCTGGAGGATTCCAATTTTCATGACCAAACCATGGTTCGTGTTGCGGCACTCTTTGAGGAAACTTGCTTTTAATACTCTCTGTGGCAATATCAGCCACTGGACCATTCATATCAATTCGTTTTGCAGTTTCTATGTGCTGATTAGTGCTATTAATATGACTTTTATTTAAGCTGGTTATTTTTGTATCATTTGTGGCATGAGTTTCTAAATTATTTCTTGTGGTAATTTTGCCATCAATACCTACTAAAACTTCCCAATTAATTGCACAACTTTGATATATGTTTTCATTTGCAATAATATTAATATTTCTACCAGCTTCAAAGTTTATATCTCTATCAGCAACAAAATTAAAATCTACTTCAGTATGAAAACTAATACTATCCTGTGCATAAACATCAATTTTACCATTGCTAGTCATTTCTAACCAAGCAGTTCCTTTGCTGTTATTAATGTAAATTAAATCTTCACTGGTATTGATCATAATTTGTGCACCAGTACGAGTACGGAAACGGATCATTTCGTTTGCAGGCCTTGTTACATCGCCACCACTTTCGCTTGCTTCTTTGTTTACGTATTCGTAAGGCGTATCAGTAGGAGATCCTTTACGTAAAAATTTATCATCTCCGTCATCTATTACAATACTGCTACTGCCTAGTCTACTTACGTGTACAGTGGCCTGGCTTTCTTTGACTCCAACCTTGCCTTGCGGAGATCCGCCACGTTTGTCTACAGGCCCTGGGCTACTCCAGCCAGTTACTGCACTAGGAAATTCACGTTGAGCACTACTAGTAGTAGTTCCTCTAATGTCATCCTCAACCAATCCTTGTTCTTTTAATACATTAATAAAATCTTCGTTTACAGGTCTTTTGTATTTTACAACATTATTAGTATTTGGTTTAGTAATTTTTTTATTGTATTCGCCGACAGGCAGTTTTTTACCTTTTAATTCACTAGGAATATTTCCACTGGTTTGTTCAGTTACAGGCTGCCCTCCTGGTAACATATATGTCATACCTTTTTCTGGTATACAGGCAAACCAATAACCAAATTCTCTACTACCTTCAACAAATGTCACCAAGACTAAAGTACCTGGATCGGGCGGTATTGCCCACCACCCGTAACTTTTTTGTGTGTTTGAATAACTATCATTTTTTCCTAAATGCTGTGCGCCGGTCACACCATAAAACGGACTTGCGTAATATACAATTGCAGTTTGGCCAAGTGTTTCACCTGCATTGCCAGCTTCTGTGGTTTTTAACAATTCAACTTCTAAACCGCCAAGATAATACGGATCAGCGTGTTTAACAACACGAGCAATAAATGGACCAGAGTTTTTGGCCGGTTCTGCTATGCCTGATGTACGTTGTTGTTCAGATTTTGGTATATTACTCATTTATATTCCTTAAGGTGTATACGGAGATGCCATGTTTTGTGTAGGAGTGCTATCTTTAACTTTTACAGGATTATCACCTGATGTATTTGTATCTTCGGGCTGTCCTCTTCTTCGTAATAACTTTAGCGTTTGTGTAAATTTATTACCACGTATTTCATTTATAATCTGAATTACTCTATATAAACCACTAAATTGTTGAACAGGAATTGTGTCTTCAGGAAAAGTCATGCCACCTGTTTCAGGATTGTAATCAATAGGTGTTCTAAAGTTTAGTATTATGTCACATTCGCTACGTTGATATTCGACTTGTCCACTTGCAGTGCTATTTAAATCTCCTGGTGAATCTGTCCAGTTACCCATTCCGCTATCTACAATATAATAAGGGTCGCCAAATATTTCTAAATCTACTTCTACTAGATCCATACTACCACTTCCTAATATATTATCATGGAAGTTGCGAGCCCAGCGTATTTTACTGTTGTCTATACCAGCACCGCCGTTGCCTTGACTACTTGTATTGTTTGTAAAACTTTGAACTGTTAAACCTGTTGCACTGTTTGCACCAGAGTTGTCTGTCTTCATAGTCAGTGTTTCCGGTTTTTGTTGAACAGTGTTTTGTTGTATGCCACCTGTTTTGAAATCCACTGTGCCTTGACCATAATCGGCCTGTAAAAGTTGGAAAAATGCAGCATTAAATCTGATATCAAAATTTATTATGTCAGAATTTTCGCCAGTATAGATGTAATTGTACTCTTTTTTAGCGTTTTCACGTAATGCAGTATAACTTAATCCAGGGTCTCCCGGTCTTTGTAAATGACTACTATGTACCATATATTCAACAACTTTATAATGAAATACTTTTGCATCTTCTCCGTATACATTTTCCTGTGTTGAATTTGGTTTTAGGTAAGTTTCAGCATCTATTCTAAACCAAGGTACCATACCATTTTCATCAGGCGCTCTATCTTTTAATTCTTTTGCCCAATCACTTGTTAAAATTACATCTTCAATGATTTTAATCATACTTGTACCAGCAGGGTATTCAAAAACACGTTCGTCATTGCTAACAACGTTTTTACCTCTAGTCATAACTTTGTTTTTCTTATCGTAAACTTGACCAGTTTGAGCCATAGGTGCTTTACCTTGTTCTTCGTGACCCGCAATTATTTTTGCTTTACCTAAATTGTTTAGACTACTCGGATCTTGTGCAATTTTAGCTAGTGTTTCGCCAATAGGACTTTTTGTAAGCACCTGACCTGTAATCATACTTAAAAATCCTTCAAAGTTTTGAGGTGCTTGTGCGCCTAAAAACCCACTAATACCTTCAAATAATCCTTGTACATTTCCAGTTTTAAAATTTTGTAATAACCCACCGACACTTGCACCGCCTAAAAGTCCTCCTATTATATTATTTCCGCCTAATGCACCTCCAATAGCACCTCCTAAAGCTGCTTGACCTATATTGTTATTGCCATTTAAGGCTCCGCCAATAATACCGCCCACTGCGCCTGATAAAATTGATCCAAATACTCCGCTGCCTCCAGAAGATCCAGTATTACTTTGTGTAGTTGCTCCTACATCACCAGTACTGGTTGTTTGTGCAGGATTTAATTTTGTTGCAATATCTTTTGGAAACGTTACTATAAACTCATCTGCTTCAAGGATTTTTTCTTGTTGTCGTAATTCTTCAAAATGTCCATTCATAATGGTACACAAACTTTGCTCGCCACTTTGTAAACATTTTTCTATTGAATTGCCTTTAAGTGCAATATCAATAGGAGTGCCTGTTTTATCGTCTAAATATGCTTGTTCATTCCAGGGCATTGCTTCAACTGTGTACACAGTTCCGCCTTGATTTACTTCAAATGTAATATTTGTAATTTTTACAGGAATATCACGGCGTAAATTTTGTCCACTTTCGGTTACAATAATATCACCGTCGTCGTCGTATCCAATAAATTCCATACTAAGCATATATGGAGCACGCTGATAGTTAGTAAAACCACTTGCAGTAGCAGCTAATTGACAAGTTTGCAAAAAGAGGCCCATACTGTAAGGTTCTGTCACTGTAAATTCTATATAGGTTGCATTTGTACTACGTGATTTTGTGTTAGGCACACATAAAGCTTCAATCATTACATTATCAACATAATATTCTAGCTTTCCGCCTATTGCATCTTCATATGCTGTTGTAACTTTATTTTTAGTTGTTCCACCACTTTGAAATATTACATTAGCAGGTCCAGTACTACGATAAGTTTCATTGGGTGCAGCTATTTCGTCTCTAGTCAAACAACTAAGAGTAAAAATTGTGTTAAAACTGCTAAACTGATGTAAGCTGTTTGTTTCTGTTGCCATTATATATTCAAACCTTTTTGTAACAATGATTTTTTTGGCAAATATATTTTTGTACCAGGAATAAAATCAAATACAGGATCTTTTAAAACATCAATATTACGTTGAGCAAATACCCACCATAATTTACTATTATCATAAAGTGCATATGCCAACAAGTCAGGTCTATATGTAAATTGAGGTTCAATTGTGTAAAGGATATCGTCATCTTCAGCAGGCACAGGTCTAATTTTTAAAATATCTAACTCTCCTGTTTTAGAATAGTCTGTGTTTCCCCAAGGACTAGTTTTTCCATATTGTGCCATTATACAAATCCTTTATCTGACAAACTACCATTAACAAAATCATCCAAAGAAAACTCATTAACTTTTGCCCTACTGTAAACTGGTTTCAGTGTAACACTTAATAAACTGTTAGTTGGAACCATTTGATAAGGCGATGACGTTGTTCTAGCAGTACCAACTTGTAAATAATCAACGTTATTTGGCAATTCAAAAGTAAATTGTGTTACTACAACAGGAATGTTATTCATTACATAGTTACCATACCCATTTAATTTTACAACCGGAGGCGGTGCACCTTTGTTGCTCGACTCTCCATAAAACATTTTGGTCAAACTTCTAAAACAATGTGTTGCAGCTATCCAATATAGCCCATCTTCTTGAGTTTGAACTGGAAAATTGCCAGAAATTGTTATATCTTCTGTCCTACTGTTCATGTATGAAGGAAAAGGATAATTATTATGTACAGGAGATAATTCATCGTAGTTTGCTGTATGCACAAAATTAATAGCAGGAGTAATAGGAAATACAACATTATAACCAGTAGTAGCAAGTGGCGAAAGTATTGGACTACTTCGGAAAGTACCCAAAGACGGTACGCTAACTTTAACTCTATAATCGGGCTGCATATCGTCTGTGGGTAAGAAAGTTGCTGTCGCACTAGGAGCATTTTGAACTTCTGCACCGTATGGTAAATTTTTTAACAAAATATTTTTTAATATTTGGTTAGAATTTCCTGTGTTAACAAAATTTTTATTATTATAGGTATCGCTACCATAATATCCACTGACATTATTGTTATTATACCCTGTATTTTGCGACGATTTTGGATTATTTGCCATGTCTACTCCTATAATGTATTTAGTTGACAAAAATATGTGCGTATATTATAATGTAAAAAAGGATTAATCTAAAAATGGCTAGAAAAGTAAATTATTTAAACAACAAAGACATGTTAAAGGAAATACACAAGAGCAAAAGCACATTTTGCAGTTATGTAGCACCTGAATATGCTGATTATGATATTATATTACCAGATGTAGATAAAATAAACATACGTACAGTTGCAGAAGCAAAACGTAACAAAGCAAAAAAACAAGGAACAGCAGCATACGAAGCTGCAAAAGCTGCTGGTAAGAAGGTAAAGCAAGCAGACTTTGAAGTAGATTATAGAACAATTGAAAAAACAGACCTTGTGTTTCGTATAATGACATTTGACCATATACCAGATGAGCCAGGACGTAAGAAAAATCCTAAAACAGTAGCAGATCATAAAACAAAACTTAACTTTCCTCCATTCCAACACTACAAATTTGATGATAACGACAATTTGATTTGTGTGGGCAAAAGCCATTGGGTAGGCGGAATGGAAAACGGTTACTTTGATAAAACACACGGCAAAGCTACTAACGAACTTGCTCGTATGTGGATGAAACTGTGTGATCGCTATGCAACAAGAGGCAATGTGCGTGGATACA